GAAGATAAACGGCGGCCACTGAGTTCTGGTTGGCAGTCAATAGCGGCAGAATTACCTGTTCAGCAGAATCAATAATTCCTTCAAGATAGGCGTCAGAATAAAGGGCGACAGAGACGCCAAGAACCGTCCGAAGGCTTGCAACGGTAATGATTGCTGGCATCTCTGTCTCCTTTATGTGAGCTGCTGGGCTAGATACGGGAGCGCACCTAGCCCATGATTAGTTGGATCAGGTTAGGTTGAAGCGACGTAGGCCACCTGCAAAGACGGCTTGCGCTGCGATGTATCCGTAAAGCATGATCTCAATCTCGCCTGTTGTTGGCACATTAGTGGCCAGCGTTAGAGCAGGAGATTCGAAGATTTCGATTGAACGTGGCTCGATAATGAATGCTGATTCATCGATTGATGTGCTGACCATGTTTGGGTCAACGTAATACTGAAGTCCAAGAACGTTGCCCTGGATTGCAGTTGGATTTACTGTACCGCCCGCATTCATGGTAGTTGGCTGAGCATTGTAAATTGGGCGCCCCGTTGTATCTGTTGCACCAAGTAGTAGCCCGTAGATTGATGTACCAGAAACAAATGACTTTGCAGTACGCTTTGTTGCACTGTAAACGGCTGGTGATTCTGTTGATACGAATGAAATAATACCGGCTGAATCGGCCGCAGTTGCAGTTGCTTGCGTTCCGCCAGCAGTAATTTGAGCCACTACATAGGAATCTGTCGCCTGTGCGTATGCATCGCGAAGATTTTGAAGCATAATTTCATAGAATGATGGATCTGAACGATCTAGCAATTCTACTGAGTAACGCTGAAATCCAGCCTTTTTGATTACTGTCGCATTGACGTAAGCTGAAGTGATTGCAGTTGTTCCTGTTGGATCTCCGCCTTCTGCCACTGTTGCAGCAGTTGAGTTTGCAGTGATTTTAGGAATTGAAACTGTCATTCCGTATGTGCTCAATGGACGTGTTCCACCGCAAGCCTCGATGACTGGACGATCTGCGTTTGTGTTCTGTGCAACGTCGCGAACATAAGAAACTGGCGAGAACGCTGGATTTGTTGAGAACGAATCATCAGCAGCTTTTACATACTGACGAGAATCTTCGTTGCCAAGAGTTGCCTTGATTGAGTGCTCAAGGTATGAGCCACCAGAAATAATTGGTGAACGTGGTGACGTGAAATAGAGCGGACGAGATGCCTCGGCCTGTACGACTTTGGAAGCCTCAACCGTTTCGGCTGGTGCTTCTGTGACGGTTGGAGTTGTTTCCACTTCGTTTTCTCCTTCGGTAGTTTGTTCTTCTGTTTCCACGACGGATTCAGAATCTTCTGGCTCACTAGCTGCGACCGCCACCTTTGCACTTCTTATGGCTGGCTCTGTTACTAGAGAGACTTCTTTGAGCGCACTTGCGCTAATTACTAGAACGCCATCGACGTTCTTATACTTTTCAGCTAGAACACCGACACTAAATCCATCACGCAATCCAGTGAATGCCTCTTCCAAAGCATCAGATCCGGCAGTTGTTTTGCCGATGGAAAATGTGGCATAAATACCTTCTTCATCTTCGTCGTAGTTCTTCAAGAATCCGATTGGAGATTCACGACGATGCTCAAGTAATAATTTTGTAGTATCGCTAAAAGTTATGGAGCCAGGCTTGAACATAGTTGAGCCGGCTGATGTGGAGCCCTCTTCGTTCCAGGTAACGATGCGTCCAGAGATTTCGCGCTTAGGAAAGTCTGTTGCCGTGACTTTGATTGAGAAATCTAGATTCATCGGAGTTGGCTTTGTTTCTTTCATCGGATCATTTCCTCTTCTAGTCGGATTTCATCGGAAGTAAGAGCTCCGATGTCGTAGAGAATCTTGTAAACGTCTGCGCGTTCTTTTGCAGATCCGCGCAAGTAATCGTCTAAATCAAATTTAACTTCTTGTGATGCTGGCACGAAATCATTAGCCATTCCAGTCATTGATAGGCGTTCTTCAATGGCACACATAATTGGACGCAGCGAGAAGTCGAGCAAGGATTGTCTGGCTAATGTCGCGTTTGTGTACGTCATACTAGATCCGGATTCTGCATCGACGTAATAAGCCGGAATGCCCGTAACTCTGGCGAGCTCGGTCGAAACGTAAGATCTAGCTTGATTGAGTTGAAGCTTTTCTGGGTCGAATCCAAGTGTCTGCAATTCCACATCAGCGTTTAAGAATGCAGTTGAGCGATTGCGACGTGATTGCCCCCAAGATTCAAGAAGCTTTGCGATGCGATCTGCTGGAAGTGCAGTGCCGTTAGATTTTAAGACCATTGTTGGCACTGGCTCGCGTGCGTACATTGTCGCAGCGCGTTCTAATTCTGCACCAGCTTTAATTGTGCGACCAGCGCGATTAAGAATGCCCTCATCGACGCCATAAAAGACTGCAAGGCTTCCGACGCCTTCGTATGGAACTGGAATTGAATCTACGCAGTAATAATCAATCTCTGTTCCTTGCGCGTTAGTTTTAATTGTGACGCGAGTAGGATCAATGCGTTCTGCACTGCGAATGCGATATGTATCTGCATAGATTTCCAAAATACGCATGTAGCCGTATCCGTATAGCAATAAATCCTCTGCCAGCCACGCATAGGTTGCAAATCCTGGAACGCGTGGATCTGGTTGGTTAATTACCTTTGGAGGAGATTCAACGCGAGCGCCATCTGCGCGAGTGCGAACCTTTAGCGGAATTGATGCCACAGAACTTGAAATAATGTTTCGCGCTCTCGCACACGTTGGTACGCTCATAAATTCAACGCGCGATGCAGTGATTCCGGCGACGCCGTAGATATTGTAAAGCGAGCTAGTGACATTTACTGGAGCTAAAGATGCTTCAATGTCAGAAGTGGCAGCCGGAGCTGCGGTCGTTACTGTGCGCGAGAATAGACCCATGTGCATAAGTCTAAAGGTCTGCTATACATCTAACCGACCAGAATGTCTATCTCCATCTCTGGGCGTGTCGCAAAGTGTGTGGCGAGTGCCGAAGCAACCGCCGCGCACACTGCAACGCTAGAGGCGCGCCGTCCGATAATCCAGCCGCCATCTCCCATTGGCAATCTGACTGCCGATAATATCTGCTTGGATAATTCTGCCTGTTTCCCGTGGATTAATCTTTTTGAGGTAATTGCTCCGAGCAATTCATCGCAGCTCTGTCCGTATAAGGCGCCATCGATGTCGATTACAGGAATGCCTGCTGGCATAAGCCTTGCAGCTACGGCAGAGCTTGTTCTCTTGCTGAAAGCCACATATTCAAGCGGATACTTGCGTGCATAGGGCGCGATGTCGTTGGCGATAGCTTTATCGTCTAAGGAAATCGGATTGTGCCAAGTATGCAGAAGCTTAATGTTGAAAGTATCGTCCGCATTTTTTTGAGCAGCTACTAACGCTCCGTCTCTACGATCTGGCGATAGGTCAAGGCCGAACCATGTCATTTTCTCAACGTCGAGATAAATCTCATCAGATCCACACTCTTCCCATTCCTTAACAGGAATCGCTCCGGAGATTGTATTGACCCACCGGCACAATACCTCCGTCTGGACTACATCTGGCGGATCATTAAGAACGGCGCGAATGTTATCTTCATGAATAGTCCAGCCAAGTGCCGGATTACTTGCGACCCAATTTTTCTCATCTTCAATCTTGTCCGAATAGGCTGACCATTCAAAGTAAGCGATGTCATCGTTGCCACCGGCAGCCGAAGCCATACCGCGCTCGCGTAGCTGATTCAGAATCAGCGAGTGTTGATCTCCGGCATTAGAAAACGTCCAAAGCTGCGGATTTTTAGCGGCCATCATCGTATAGCGCATAGCTGACCAGGCTTCGGTGTCTTTAAGCTGACGCGTCTCGTCCATGTAAACTGTCTCCGGCTTAGCAAATCCACGCGCTGCCGCGTTCGCCGCTTTGACTACGTATCGCGCACCGGACATCAATTCAATCTCCTCAGATCCGTGAGCCCAGCGAATCTTCTTGACTTGCTTGGCTAGTGCCGGATTGCTCTCAATAATGCTGACCACGTGCCGAAACGTTTCTAGCGATGTTGTCAGAACGTGCGCTGATCCAAGCTGCAAGGATTCTTGCCATAGGAAAAGACGAGCCAGAATTGACATCTCCATAATCGTGGATTTGCCATTCTGACGAGCTGCAACGACCACCACCAGAGGCGCGTGCCAGCGTCCGTCCGGCTTGACCTTAAGCGCGTGCTCAAAGACGAACTTCTGCCACGGCATCAGCTCTACGCCTATCTGCGACGCAAAGTCAATGATTTCTAAGCCCTTAGATGGCAAATCGTTTAGCCTAGAGGAGATTCTAGGCGTTCCTGAGCCGATTAGACGCTTAGGTTCGGTACTGATTCCCTGTTCAGACCTGTTCGAGTCTGTAACGACCTGCAACGCCCGATTCTGCCCTGTTGTGGCCTTAGTCATGGCTAGTGCTCTCTTGTGTTGGTGAAAACGGAAAAG